ATCAGCAAGCTGATTTGCAACTTTCTCCTGCATCATCTGCCCGGACATATACTCATTAGGTTCTTCCAAAAGATTTTTTATGTATGGCATGGGATTTACAGCAATATCCTTTGAACCATCTTCATTAAATGTTTCCCGGATATGTTTAGCCACCGCCTTACCTATGGCCTTGGTCTTTGGTCTTATACATGAACGCACTACATCAGACTGATACAGCTTACCATTCCACGCATAAAATCCATTGCCGACATCGGTAATCATTTGGAAAGAGCTTTTCTTACTTACATTTTTAAATCTACTAAAAATTCCCACAATTTCTCCCTTCCAAAAATTTATATAAGAGACAGATATTCTTCAAGGTGATTTTCAAGCATAACATACGCATCCAGCAGACCGGCAAGACCGTCAATTCTCCTTGTAGGACTTGTACCCTTACAAGGCTGGATATTATTATTTTTATCAATATCAACAGATGTATTGCATATGCACCATTTAAGCACCGGATTGTTGTTGTAAATAATTCTCTTTGCCTTAAGGTCAGCACCCAATGATTTCATTGGAGAAGATAAAGTTTTCTTTCCCTGTGCCACCGGCTCCATAACGCTGCGGCCAAATGTGTCGTTCATTTCCTCAACAAAATATGTTGCACTCCATGCGTCATAGCCATCCTTGAAAAGATAAATATCTTTTTCAAGCTGCATTTCTTTGAACCACTCGACCACATACTTGTAATGTATTTTATTTCCGGGACAGGTTCTCATCCACCCCTGTTCAATCCATAAATCATAAGGAATTTTATCTTCTTTTACTCTTTGCTCCACCAAATCTTCCGGAATCCAGTACATCTGCTCAACATAGATATTATCATCACCAGGCACCATGAAAAGCATTGTTGCATTTGTCAGGTCATTGGTTGATGACAAGTCGCAGCCGCCTATTCCATATCGTGGTTTAAGTTCTGCTATATCAAATGTTGCATGATTATCAATATCCTCAAAATTAAGCCAGCTCTCTGATGATGTCTCTCTGATATTAAACTCTTTGCAAACAAGGTTCTTTACAAGAAGCGGATTTTCCTGAGCTTTTCTTACTTTGTCTCTCAGTGTATCTTTATTCTTGATGGTTCCCAAGCCGGGGTTTGCCTTAATCCAGCAATCTTCCCGAACCCATTCCTTACGGCTGTCAAGCTCATAAATAAACGGGAACAGATGTGGGTCTTTATATCCGTTATCATCAAAAAGACCATTGATAACTCTCTCAGCTTCATCATATTTTTGGTCGTAAATATCTTCCCTGATAGTTCCTGCCGTAGATGTGATATATATAAGCGGCTGGTCTCTAGCCGTCACACCATCTGCCATAATGTCATACAATGCTTTGCCATTCTTCCACTGATGAATTTCATCCATCATACAGCCATGAACATTCAGACCGTCAAGACTGTCTTTGTCAGATGCAAGTGGTCTATACACACCATTATTAAACTCCTCACTGGACAGCTTTGACACAAGCGGCTTTATCCTTTTGCGAAGTGCCGCCGATTTAAGCACCATTCTCTTTGCTTCTTCCCAAATGATATTTGCCTGTTCTCTCTTAGTCGCAACGGCATATATCTCCGCTCCCGGCTCTCCATCCGCAATAAGAAGATACAAACCAACGATAGACGCAAGCAGCGACTTACCATTTTTCTTACCAACAATAAAAATCGACTCTCTACACTGTCTGTTTCCATTATCATCAATAAAGCCAAACACAGCGGCAAGATGTGCCTGCTCCCACAATTCTAAACGAACATCATTTGTCGTTCCCTTCTTATGTTTTGACAATTTACAATAGTTTTCCGCAAACTCCAAAACATGATTTGCCCTCTTTGCCGAGTAATGATATTCATCCGGATTTTTAATATGCCACGCAAGATACTTGTACCATCTGTATATCTTATTTGATACTTTAATCTCACCTTTTTCAATCCTGTCAAAATACTCAAGGATAGGATTGTAATCTAAACAATATCTTCTCATACATCCTCACGCCCTCCAACAAACTCGTCAAAGCCATCGTCTTTCTCAACAACCTCAACGGCTTTCGTTTTCGGAAGACAATCCTGCAATATCTTCATTGCCTGGGTCTGTTTCTGAGAAAACTGTAAATAAAGCTGTGCATCAGGACTCTGCTTAGTTCCATATTGATTTTCGCCGTTCTTATACTCCGCTGTAGTTCCGTCACGAATGATGTTTTCCCTGAGGTCCTGCATCGTGATACTCATAAAAGCAACATCATCAATGGTTGCTAAAACAAGTTTCTTTTTATTCTCATCAATCTCCTTAAACAACCGCTTTAATCTTGCAACTTCTTTTTTCACACGCTTTTGTTTCTCTAAATACTGCGAAATACTATCCGCTTTTTCATCCCTGTGCATTGCTTCCTCTTCAATTTCTTCCGGTGTTACCACTCTGTTCTCACCTCCTGATACCACACCCCCCTTATGAAATGACCTGCATTTCAAATCAATCTAGGCTACCGGTGTTTTTAGAATGTCCCAAACACCCATAAACAGGGGGGTTAGAGCTTTGCTATAGGCTGTCCGTTCTCGTCAAACATGACAAGCAAGCCCCGTCTCTTGTTATTAACTCCATGCCCATCGAACCTATCATGACAATCCTTACAGACATACTCTAAATTGCTATGATTCAAGGTTATATAAGGATTTGATATGTTCTCAGGTGTAATGTGTGTACGATGATGTACGATATATCCAAGCTGTTTACCACACTCCTGGCACATACCACCATCGACCGCAATCCTCTCACTTATAAAAGACCGCTTACAGTCTTTCCAAGCCTTACTGTGATAAAATTTGTACGCATATTCCTTTGCCATCTTTCAACCTCACTCATTTGACATATCTTTATATTTTGTCAAATCATTCTTATCTGTCTTCTTTCATTAAAGTGCAGCAAAATTATTTATCCCCATTTGACACACCTTTAATATGTCAAATAGCACATATAATAAAAAAAGAAGCTACCTTTTTCGCTTCTTAAATGATAAATTCTTTATTGCTTTGTCCTTATTATCTTGATTTATTCCAATATATCTGAGTGTAATTGATATATCTGAATGGTTAAGTATCTCTTTTATCGTCACTGCATCATGCGTCTGCTGATACATATGATACCCAAAAGTCTTCCTAAGAGTATGCGTTCCTATCTTATCAATATCAAATTGCCTGCCTGCTTCAGATAAAATGTTGTAAGCCTGCTGCCTTGTGATTGGTCTGTTGCCTCTTGGAGACTTAAACAGATACTCATAATCATCCTTGCCATATACATAATCTTTTATGACAGGTTTAAGCTCTGCATTGATTGGAAACCTTTTCTCTTTCCCAGTCTTTTTCTCCCTGATATAAACAGCATCTTTATCCCTGACATCACGCACACGAAACTTAAGTATATCGGATATTCTAAGTCCCGTGTATATGCCAAACATAAACATCACATAATTTCTATCGCTCTTGCCCTTTAGATATTCAGCTATATCCATCACAACATCTAAATCTCTGATAGGCTCAACAGTATTCAACCAACCACCTCCCAACAGTACAATTACCGTTATAAGTGTACGAAAAAAGGAGAAGATATGCATCCTCTCCTTAATCAAAACTACTGTTCCTACTCTTGCGATACTAACATAATATCACAGAATTGCTTCGTGTGATTCTCATTTTTTTGAAATTTAATAAATTTTTTTATTTCTGCTCATCTATAAACTCACGCATCATCTTGGAAATCTGTGCTGCCTGACTCACTCCAGCCTTCTCACAGGCTTCCTTAAATTCGTCAGCTAACTCTCTTTTTAACTTAAATCCTTTTGTCATATATCCGGCTTTCTTCTGCCATTTTTCAGTTGCCTTTGTCTGTGCTGTTGGCATCATATCACCTCTTTACTTTTTTTTATTTTCCTGCTATTATTTTTATACCAAGGACAGATAGCAGGAAGTTGTAGGTCTGCCCTCGGTTTGGATTGTATAAGCTCTACTTTTTAAGTAGGGCTTTTACTTTTTCCTTTGCGTCTTGTAAGTCTTTGCTTTCTTCCAAGATTGCTAAGATTTTTCTTGTTTGATTTTCCTCTGCTGTATCTTTTAATAATTCCGCTAAGTTCATTTCTTCGTTCTCCATTTCTATCTCCTTTCCTGCCATTCCCTTGCTACAATTATATTATACTATAAGGTTACCCTTATGTCAATAGTTTTTTAAATTTATTTTGTTTTTTTAAAAAAGACGGTCTTTCGACCGCCTTTTATATTATCTTGATACTCCTAATCTTGCCATTAATGCTTCCTGCAATACTTTAGAAACATTGATATGTGATTTTTCTGCTTCCTGATTTAACCAATTTGGTAATGTTACATTTCTACGAACCGTCTTATTATCTAACATTCTTCTATATGCCGTTAAATCAACATCAACCAAAGATACAATACCTGTTCCATCTTCATAAAATGTTCCTTTTGAAACATCAATATCTGTCATCTTAGATGGATGCAACACTTCTTTTCCATTATCTTCTGCTTCAATACAGCTTATTCCAATAGCATCTCTTGCCATTGTGATTGCATCTGCCATACTTCCCTTTGGTTTACCTTCCTCATTTGACTCTGTCAAAATACCCAAATCTGGTACTTCAATCAAAATATTTGTATCAACATCTGTAAAAATAACCGGATATGTCACTTTCATATAATCAACCTCCAAATTTGAAATGTATATCTATAGTAATATATTGAGATAGGGGATTTTATAATACACATTTTTTACACATTTGTCAATAGTTTAATACACATTTTTTACACATAATTTATTATAAAAAGACGGTCTTTCAACCGTCTATAATCATTTACTGTTTAATGATTTATATTATATTGCAATGTTTCATTTATACATGAGATAAGAAACTTTCTTGCTTCATCATGATTTATATTTTTTTCCTTTGAAACAGACTCCGTTACAGCCTCAAATATATATACCAACATTGATATTTTATTCAGCAAACTTCCTACTATAACTACTTTTATCTTACTTTTTATATTTTGACAAATTACAATTCCCATGTTATTTCTCCTTAATCTTTGATATAATATTTTAAAATATTTATGAAAGGTTGTGTTACTATGACAAATGAAACTAATCCTATTATTTCAAGTATTGGCAAAGTAATAGAAAAAAATCCACAAATATATGAAGATGCATTAAAACCCACTGCTGTTGAAACTGGTAAATTAGCTGGCAGAATTCCAAGAACAATTAACGCTATTTTTGCTGGTCTTGACAAATGGATTCTTAAAAGGGAATATAGCGTTGAAGAAACCAAAAAACTTCTTGAACAAAAGTTACAAAATATAGATCCAGAAAAAATTGTTCCTCCTGAACCCTATGTTGCCGTTCCTGCAATACAAGCCATCTCTTATTCTATGGATAGTGATGAATTAAGAAATATGTATGCAAATTTATTGGCTCATTCTATGACATACGATACTAAGGAAAATGTACATCCTGGATTTGTTGAGGTCATTAGACAACTTTCTCCAAGTGATGCACGATATTTTAAGCATTTATGCACATTAAAATATAGACCAATGGTCGATATTTCACTTGATATTCCAGGTGGCTTAGAACTGCCTATACAAAAAAATGTTAATACTTTTTCAAAGGGTTATACAAATGATTTTGTACTTTCTAATGATAATTTATGCAGATTACAATTAATATCTATTCCCAATGATACATGGTACGGTGATGATACTATCTACAAACCTTTATTAGATTACCTAAAACAGGAACATACTCTTGAAAAATATAAACATTTATCTCCTAATGCAACTAATATGTCATTTACTAAATCTCGTATTGATATAACACATTTTGGCAAACTCTTTTATGAGATTTGTGTAAAATAAGCCTATTGCTGGGATAACTTCATATCCCAGCTATTCACTTTCAATCATTCATTCTTAGTTTTTACCTTTACTACTCACCTCTCATATATCTTCACTTTGTCACAACATATTCCATTATCCTCGGCATCTTCTCTCTAAAAGCCGCTCTAATAACCATAATCGCCTGTTTGATGCCGTCACAAAAGCAGTCATTATATTCCGCATCAAAGTACGGTGCAATCTCTTCCACATATTCATCAAAGTTTGCATAAGAGTATTCCTGTTCATCCTCAAGTTGTTTTATTAAATCGACAATACCACCGATTAAACAATTAAAACAACTATCATATAAACCGCACTTTTCTTCCTGCTCATCGCAAAACGCTTCTTTTGACTCCTTTATATCGTCCAGTCTGCCTAACAGCTTACACTCAAAGCTCTTTATGTGTTCCCGCCGTTCCGCCTCCTGCCTTTTTGCTTCTGCCTCAATCAACTGTATAATTTCTCTCTGTCCCTGCACTGCTGCACAATCTTTCTGGTCTGGGTGCTGCTTTAAAAATGTATCAATCCTGTTTTCAAAAACTTTTATAAATATTTTTTCATCAATCACTCTTCTGCTCCCTCCTTAACTCTCACCATAATTCTGTTTTCTGGGAATGTATGTGTACACTTGACATACTTGTTTTTATTTGCGTCCAAATCAGCTTCGTCAATGCTTATAAACTTTCCCTTTGCATCTGCAAATACCATATGTGGCTGCTGTATCAAATCAATAACCACGCTCTCAAGATATTTTAATTTCAATGCAGCCCTTTTCTTTTCAATTACTGCATCCCCCTTTTCCTCACGAAGCCTTGTCTCTACTGCCTTAAGCTGTTCCACTCTTGTTTCAAGTTCTTGCACATAACCAACCTTTTTCACAATCTTTATCAACAATTTATTCAACATATCAACATCCTCCTTAGCTTATCTTTGCTCTTTCTTTCTGGTCTTTTTCCGTCTGCAAAAGAATCATATACTGACCGTATGTAAGTCCTTTGCTTTTTGCTATTTTGTTTATATCAGCAAGCGTTTTTTCAGACTTTTTACTGTCTTTGATTTCTATCCTTTGCAATTCCTTTCTTGCCGGAAACCTTTTTTTATATTCTTCTCTCCTGCATTTATCACAACAAAAAATCTGTTGTTGACAAGTTGGAATAAATAACTCATAACAATATCTGCATCTTTTTTCTTCCAACACCTTTTTCTTTTTATTTTCTTTATTTTTTTGATACCATTTATAAGCCTTGTTTCTTCTTGCTGTACAACGGCACTCCTCTGAGCAATATCTTTGATTATGTGAATTTGCATTAAATTTTTTCCCACAGATTCCGCACTTTCTTTTCTTCCCAGCCACTTTCATGCCGACTCCTTTCCGGGAGCTGCACCACACTCCCAATATTTATTTGTGATAGTTAATTTTCCTACAGCTATTTTTTTGCTATGTAAAGGTGCATTTAAATTTTTTATCTTGTCGGATTCCGACAAATCAACCACGATTTAATAATCGCTGTTCAAGTTCACTCATATCTGAGGAACTTATCTCTCTCTGGTTAAATGAATTAAACTGATTTTTCTTTTTAGTTGAATATCCTGACTTTGTATTGCCTGACGGCTTTTGGTCTGCCCTCTCTGTCTTATTCCAATAATCAGCAGTGCTTTTCCAGTTTATTCTCCTGCCATACTTGTCTTTCCAATCAATACGGTCATAATATTCATAAAACTTTTCAGGATTGATTTTAAGATTGTTTAAAGCAACATAATCTTTTACCTCCTGAAGCGTTGGCACTATAGATAGAGTGTTAGTATATTTACTATTACTTTTACTATGTTTTAAAATGTCTGCATTTTCATCCAAAATGTCTACATTTTCATCCAAAATGATTACATTATCCGGCAAAAGGGCGACTTTAACTAAGAGGTATGCTCTCTTCATTTTTACAGCTTTTCTTCTTTTGGTTGCAAAAAGAAAATTTTCCTGAATTTCCTCGGAAGTTAAAATTCTATTTTGCCCAAGCTGTTCCAATGAAAAGACACCCCACCTTGCACAGCAGTTCACTATTTCATTTATGCGATTGACCGCCCTGTCACCCCCGCCAAACATTCGTGACGAAAGTGACAACGCTTTCTCTCGCTGCCATTCACAATAATAACCATGTACTCCGTATATCTCCTGAAGTAACGCATATATGACGGCGTGTGCCTTTAACCCACACTCTGCTGTTACAAGTTCAATGTTTTTATCAGCCGCACATTTTACCGGAAAGTAATCAATACCCTCTTTTCGGTTCATGGTGCGTCCTCCTAAATCTAATCAAACAGGTTTATTTTACAAAGGCAAGGAAGACATCCGACCAACTGACACCGTCCGAATAGCCGGCACCTTCCCTTAATTACGGCACATATACTCCCCCTGATTTCTCAGTTAAAAGCATACACACCAAAAAATAAAAAATATATTATTTAACCCATATATTTTCCCCGAATAGTTGAAGTAAAATATACAAGCTAATTACAAAAAATAATAAATATCATGAGGTCCATTTACCTCTATGATGTTTCTCAACTGCCCTGTATTTTCTTGGCAGTTCTGAATAAAAATTTTCTTCCTTGAATTTGTCCAGTTTACAGAAAAACTCACTTCTTTTTCTATAAAAAGTAGCCTGACTACAATGCACATTCTCCTTTTTACAGAGCTGTTGAAAACTCATACCCGGAGTTGTGCAATATCTAAGTAACGCACTTGCAAGCTCTGCATCAGTCAGCCTTGCAGCTTTTTCAACCAAATCAACTTTACTGCTGAGCAAAGCAAGTCTGATTGCCACATCTTCAACCAGAGACTCATTATTATGAGCTTGAGGCATCCCATCATAATTTACTCCAGAAACACCTAAACTGCCCTCAATATCTCTAATCTGAGTTTTCCATGAATTATACTGATAACAGAAATAATTTAACTCACGATATTTAAACCGATTCAGCCTTTTCAAAGGCTTATCATCTCTCCTCATTACATCTCCCTTTATATTCTTCAATCGTGTGGTATGGTGCTTCTGTTTTGACTGCACCACTACCACACCTACTGCACTTTTCATTTATTCGTCTAGTGCTCCACACTTTTCTGCCACAATCATTGCAGGTTACTACAAAAAATGGATCACTGGAACGATAAAAATTATTGTCATTGTGCAAATCTGTCTCCTTATGTTATGAAATAATCGTAAATCCCGAAAGATTATCAAGCTGTTCCTCAAGATATTCCTGAATGTTCTCCATAGCGTGTAATTTCCACGCTCCTCCATCAGCTTCAAACAAAGCACACTGAATACCCTCGTATTTATCCTCTTTCATACGGAATATAAAACTACTTTCAGGCTGTTCAACCTCTGTAAATGTACGATATGGCTTTAACTTAACAGGACTAGGAATAACAGCGTCTGACTTTGAAGCGACCCCTGTTTTTACTGTCGCTTTCTGTGTCACACCATCATCACCATAACTGGCAATCGTTCCGTTTTCCACTGTTCCTGCAAACTTCAAAAGCAACTCCTTGTCATTGTTTGATATAAATGTTGACTGAACTCCAATAAGAAACCGCTCATGTTCAATAAACTTTCCAAAAGGAAACGACGGCAGCTCTGCATAAACAGAAGCTATATATTCACGCCCTCTATCAAGGTCAAGGCATGAATACAAACTTACCACTGTCGGACTTTCCACATGAATAATCATTTTATCCGACATAATATCTGTACCGGATTTAATGTAATCAACAAGGCTGCGAAGCGTTGTAAGTTTAATAGCTTCTGCCTTTGGATTATGTACTAATCTCTTTAATACCTTGTCCGAATAAAACTCCCCATTAACTTCCTTTATGTGTGGCTCCGCCAGCTCAACTGCATATGCTAATGCTTCTTTCTCCATCTTTATATCCTCCTAATTTATGCCTGTTTAACATTGTTTCTAAAATCAATTACGCTCTTATCTTCTTTAATTTCTCCCGTCTCCGTATCTACAATCTGACCGTCAATCTCAATCTCGTTTTTCTCAACATCATCAAATGACATCTGCCCTTTTATACCCGGACCGTACTCCTGTGCATAAACTTTGCCTGTTGTCAAATCTTTTTGAGTACAGAATTTTGTGCTAACAGGTTTTACAGATGCCAGCTTTGTATCTACTGAAATATCGCAAGTGCAATCTGTCCTATCCTCATTCTGCTCAAACGAAAGAGTAAGATTTATTTTTCTCTTATTCTTCCATGGAGTATTTGGATCCTGCATATTCTTCATAACCTGCTCAAAAGCCTGATTGACTTTCTCCTGCAAAGCTCCACCAGCCAAATCATGTAAACTTATATCCATAAAATCATCATCCTTTCTTTTGCCTTTTTACATCTGCAAAATAGCAGCTATCTGAGCAATCTTCACATCATTACTGCCATCATCCGCTATAACCTTTGCTACGGCCTCGACAAGATACTCCTTGCAAAGCAAATCATTAAGCTGTTTTGTCTCAACCTTAACCATTTTCTTCATTTTCTTTCTTCTGCTCACTGTCCTCATGCTCCTTTCCATAAGCCCGTCATGCCGATAGCACAGCAAATTATTAATTCTGTGAAACCGCTTCGTCCTCTGTATGTACCCTTGTATATCCAAGCTGTCCCATGTAGCTGTCAGCAAATCTTGTAAAGCACTGATTTCTTATGTGCTGCTTCTGCTCCTCTGACAAATCGTTAAAGTTTACATAACCGCCGTCTTTAGTCGGCACGAGGATTTTATGCGTTATCTTCTTTTTTGCCATAATTCTCTCCTTTTCTGCTTTTGTTTTATTTTATGCTTAGGGCTTGACCACTGTTCAGTATGCACTTACCAATATTGGCATTCCTATTTTTGTAGGTGTGCTTAGTTCATTGATAACAACATTACTTCTTTCTCTTTTTTAAACTCGTCAAAATGTCGTCTGCAATATCCTCAACATCCGACCAGTGCAATATCAAAAAGGATATTGCAGATGCAATTACCGCACTGATAACAATCTGTGCCATATTGTAATTCTCACCTCCTACTGAAACTTGCTTCTGGCTCTTTTTTCATAATATACATCCTCTGCAACAACATCTTTATTCTTTTCAAAGTTCTTTGCATATCTCACATCCCTTGTCCAAAAGCAAGTGTGGTCGCTTTTATCTCCATTCATATAGCAAGTTCTTTTCTTGCAATCCTCTTTCTGTCCATTGCACAAATAACGTACAACCTTATCATCATCCAATGTGTCAAGAAGTTCCTTAGCCTCCGCAAACTTTCCATCAATAATCATCTTCTCAGCAAGTTTTTCAACCGCAGTTCTTCGGTCAAGTTCTGCCTGCAACTCTGTTATTTCTTTTACCTTTTTATCCATCGTTCTCACCTCGCTTATCATTGTCCCAATCACCTAATATCATTAATATCAATGAATTTATTGATACACCTCTTTTTTTAGCTTTGTGTTTCAACTGTTCATACATATCATGTGGTATTCTAAATGTAAAACGCTTTCTAACATCTTTTGTCATCTTTTTTGACACCAACTTTCTTTTTTTGATATATTATCATGTCGTCTTTTTGATGTCAAGTGTATGTTTTTTGACTTTTCCCCACTTTCAGATTATAATGATGTCAAAATGACACAAAAGGAGGAAAAACTATGGCTTCACCAAATGATAAATACACCCGACCTGAAGACACACGATTTACAATGCGTATAAACACTGAACTATTAAATAAAATCAAAGCACAGGCACAAGCAAACAAACGCTCTGCTGCAAAAGAAATTGAATTCATTCTCGAACAGTGGATTTTAGATAATTCCAAAGAATAAAATTTATTAAATCTTTCATAGAATACCCCTTACTATCCGCTTCCTGTTTAAGTTTCTCCTTTAACTCAGCAGGAACCCGGATAGTTATGTTTTTTACTTTATCCATCATTCTCACCTTCTTGTCGAAATCCGACATCTATAATCAAACTATTCCACAGTAGAATTAAATTCTACTGTATTTGCAAAAAAAATAGGTTCAATAGCCTTTAATTTTAAAATCTCCTTTAATTTTACGATTTCACTTGCCTTAAACTCAGTTATATTATTTATTTTCTTATAAAAACCCATATCTGAAAGTCCTAATTTTTTAGCCACTTCATGCTTTGTAAAACCTGATTTCATAATAGCTATTTCCAGTTTAACTTTATCAGTCAATCTAACATCTCCTTTCTAGTAGATTTTAATTCTACATACCATTATACATATTGTAGAATAATTGTCAACACTTTTGTTTATTATTTTATATTTTCGTTGATTTCAGTTCAACAGCATGATATATTATATATAAATAAAAGTGTGTGAGGTGAATTATATGGAATTGTACACTAGAATACGACAAAGACGAGAAGAACTTCATATGACACAAGATGAATTAGCACAGGCAATGGGATATAAATCCCGTTCTTCAATAAATAAAATAGAACTCGGTAAAAGTGATATACCACAGTCAAAAATTAAATCTTTCGCCGAAGCATTAAAAACCACTCCTGAATACCTTATGGGATTAGAAAGTAACGAAATAACAGAAGATGAATATAAAGAAATATTTTCAAGAAATTTAACACGATTACTAAAAAAACATCATAAATCACAAAAAGAGGTCGCTGATACAATAAATGTGTCTCCTCAGACTTTTAATACATGGTGTAAAGGTATCGCCCTCCCCCGTATGGATAAAGTTCAGATGCTTGCAGATTACTTTGGAATACTAAAATCTGATTTAATAGAAAATAAAAGTAATGAACAAAACCAATCTTACTACCTCAATCCTGAGACAAGTAAGATTGCACAACAAATATATGATAACAAGGAACTTTCACTACTCTTTGATGCTGCCAAAGATGCTGAACCGGAAGATTTACAAACTGTACATAGTATGCTTATGGCTTTAAAGAGGAAAGAAAAGGGTGATTGATTTTTTGTGATTTTTTAAAAACAAAGGGGTGATTTTTATATTTGAAAGATATTTGGAAATGTTGAAAGAAAAAGGTATTAAAAATATTGATGTATCAAGAGCAACTGGTATTCCTGCAAGTACATTCTCTGATTGGAAAAAGGGAAAATCTTCACCAAAAAGAGATAAAATTGAAAAAATTGCCAATTTTTTTGATATTAATCCTGACTGGTTGGCTGGCACATCAGATATAAAAATAAAATTAAAAAATAATTTAAACGAACAAGAACAATCTTACTATCTTAATCCTGAGACAAGTAAGATTGCACAACAAATATATGATAACAAGGAACTCTCTCTTTTATTTGATGCTGCAAAGGATGCTGAACCGGAAGATTTGCAAACCGTACACAGTATGCTTATGGCTTTAAAGAGAAAAGAAAAGGGAGAATAAATAAGATAGAAAGGGCAGTGATAAAATTGGATATAGGCACACGAATAAAATCATTACGAACTCAGTGTGGAATGTCACAAAATGAACTTGCTCAAAAAATAGGATACACATCAAGAACAACCATTTCTAAAATAGAAAGTGGAAATATAAAAATAAGTACAGAAGATGTTGTTAAATTTGCAAAGTCATTACACACTACTGTTCCTTATCTAATGGGTTTGAATGAAAATGAAAACAATGAACAAAATCAATCATACAATTTTAACCCTGAGATGAGTAGCCTTCAAAATAAAAAAATCATGTCAAAAAATATACAATATTACATGGATAAAAATAATAAATCAAGAAATGACATGTGTGAGGCTCTTGGAGTAAAATATACAACATTCACAGATTGGGTAAAAGGTAATACTTATCCACGTATTGATAAAATTGAATTAATGGCAAATTACTTTGGTATTCCTAAATCTGATTTAGTAGAAGACCATTCACATGAACAAGAACAATCTTACTATCTTAATCCTGAGACAAGTAAGATTGCACAACAAATATATGATAACAAGGAACTTTCACTGCTCTTTGATGCTGCCAAAGATGCTGAACCGGAAGATTTACAAACGGTACATAGTATGCTTATGGCTTTAAAGAGAAAAGAAAAGGGTGAATAAATAAACTACATAAAGGAGAATATGGATATTTAAATTATTCAAAGAAATACATATATATGAAAAAAGTAACTAAATTAGATGACAATATATTTAACGATAACTCCAAGTCTGTTTCTATAGGTATTATAAATAGTAAATTGATTACACTTGTAAACGACTTAAACCCTAATATTGCACAAAACATGATAGCTGGCACTGATATTATTTTTTGGAAAAATCGTATAAAACACATTCAAAAACATATTCCGGATTTTGATTCTCCTGAACAATTTAAACAATGTTTTGAAAATATTCCATCTATAATATCCAATCCAGATTTTATAAGTACTAATCCTAAAGACAGTAGTATATCATTTATAAAAAAGCACTCAAAAAACACATCCATTGCCGTTCGTATATCAAATGACGGTAAGGCATCTTTTCGTACAATGTATCCATTAAGAGATTCTCAACTTAACAATTACATTGAAAACGGTCGTGCCAAAGTAGTATAAATATATTGACTTTTTTCATTTACAGTGTATAATAAAGTATGAAAAACATAAACTTATATAAATGAAATCTGAGGACGGAACAGGCAGCCGTCACGCCCTTGTGGTCTTAAAGAGATGTGGGATTGTCACCCCACCTATTTCATTTATTAGTTAAGGTAGATGTCGTTTAAACATCTACCTTTTTTATTCTGTCGGAATCCGACAGACATTAAATCTAATACACATATTGCAAATCATTTTTGTAATATGCTATAATGTCGCCAGACAAAGATATCATATGTCCATGTCGGACAATACACGAAACCCCCGAAAGTGTGTGAGACTTTCGGGGGTTTTGTTTAATCTCTCATAAATATTTTTCTTAATATTAGCACCAGCAAAAATGTTGCCAATATTCCTATAGCTACTTTCGTAATCAAAAGCATACCTTTAACTACTCCGATTACAACAAGACAACATAGAAGAACCGTTATTGAGCTTCTCAATTTATCCAATTTATCCATATACTCATCATTTCCTTTCTTTCCCCGTATAGCCGTTAGGACAGCTTACAATTACTCTCTTTCCATCACTTCTGTTCCACATTCAAACAACAACAGTATTGCATTTCCGATTGTAAGAATACGGCTTACCATGTGCCATCCGCTCACTATCCCAAATATTAAGTTAAGGGATAATAACCAAAACAAAATATCACTTTTTTTATTCCTCATTGCTTTATATTATACAATGTGCTAAGATGTAGGTAGTTGGGGCTTTCGCCCCTCCCACCCTAGCTATCAACTTATTTAAACAGTGCAATCGCTGCAATAACTACTGCGGCTGCATCTATTATAAGGCTGAGTACCTCATAAGTTGATAGCTTTTTTTGTTTCTTATGTTTCTTAGCCATCGTTTTACTCCTTTCTTTTTGCTAACTCCTTGTTACAATTATATTATAACTCTACTTTTTGTAGATGTCAATGCTTTTTGTAAACTTTTTTTACTTTTTTGTTGATTTATTCCACTAATTGTAGTATGATTAGTTTTAATAACAGAAACGAGGTGAACTTAATGCTTGATGATAGATATAAAAAAATTTTTGCTGAAAATTTAAAGTATTACATGAAACTACACAATAAAAATCAAGCTGATTTAATAAATGATTTAGGTTTCAATAAATCCTCTGTATCAACTTGGTGCAATGGCACACGCTTGCCACGCATGGATAAAGTAGATATTTTAGCAAAATATTTCGATATAAATCGTTCCGATTTAATAGAAGATAAAGACACAGAGCATAAACAATCCTACTATCTCAATCCTGAAACAAGCAGGATTGCACAAAAAATATATGACAACAAAGAGCTTTCTGTTTTATTTGATGCTGCACAGGATGCAGAGCCAGAAGATTTACAGGCTTTACACGGTATGCTCATGGCATTAAAACGCAAAGAAAAAGGTAACTGATATACTTATTTTTGGGGGTGATACATCTGGATAGCGACTATATAAATGTACAAATTTTAGACTTTGGCAATTCCATTCCGGCAGCCGTAACGATAAATGATGATGGCAGCTTTAGCATATTTTTAAATGCAAGGCTTTCCTACGAAAGAAGACTTGAGGCTTACTGGCATGAGATACGGCATATTCAAAATCAGGACTTTTATGGAGATATGAGTGTTGACGAGATGGAAGCCGCAAATCAACACTGAAATAATCATATTGTTTTGTCGGATTCCGACAGACATACATAACAAAAAGACCGCCCTTTGCGGGCGGTCAAGACCTTACACTTTACCCACAGAAAATATGGCTAAAAGCTAAAGATAACGCATATCTATTTTAGCATAAGCCTTTTCTTTTGTATAGGCTTATTTTTTATACCAAATTTTAAGGAGGAAGACGCATGAGTGAAAAGTTAAAAGAAGTCTGTGCATATATCCGTGTCTCTACTGACAAACAGGAAGAACTTTCTCCGGAGAGTCAGATAAGACTCATTAAGGATTATGCCGAACAGCACAATATGCTGCTTACACGAATTTATCAGGAAGACAAGGGTATTTCCGGCAAGAAAGCAGATAAACGCCCGGCTTTTCAGGAAATGATTGCGACCTGCAAAGAAAAGTCACATCCTTACGATGCAATCCTGCTCTGGAAGTTCTCCCGTTTTGCCAGAAACATTGATGAAAGCACTTATTATAAATCAGTCCTCAGAAAAAAATGTAATGTTGATGTTATAAGTATTTCTGAGCCCATCACTGAAGGTATGTACGGTCGCCTTATCGAGATGGTTATTGAATGGAGTGACGAATTTTATCTGTATAATCTTTCAGGTGAAGTTATGCGTGGAATGACCCAAAAAGCCTTAAAGGGCGGCTACAATTCAAATGTCCCTATCGGTTACATCAAAGAGCGTGGCAGAGATAAGATACCACAGATTGAACCCAAAGGTGCTGAGATTGTCAGAAAGATTTTTGATATGTACACAGAGCAGAATATCCCGATGGGTGACATAGCCGCAAGGCTGAATCAATCCGGCTATAGAACTGCAAGAGGATCTCTTTTTGAAACCCGTGTTATCGGATATATACTTGAAAACCCTTTTTATATAGGAAAAATCCGGTGGAACTTTTTTGACAAACAGAGTAATAAAAGAAAAAATCCTGACGATGTGATTATATCTGACGGCAAACACGAAGCTATCATATCTGAAGAACAATTCTCAAAGGCTGCAAACCGTAGAGCACACGACAGACTCCGCACAGGGTATAACAAGAAACGCCGCCCTGCTCCACTCCTTGCCAACTGGCTATCCGGTATGATTAAATGTTCAAAATGCGGTGCTTCGCTCGGTTTCGCACGAGGCGGCAGTAAGAGCGTTCCAAATTTTTGTTGCTGGAAACATTCAAAAGGACTTTGTTCTGTACACAACGGCATCACATTGAAAAATGCTGAAAAAGAAGTTCTCTCCATCCTCGAAGAACTATCCGGCTCAGGATATTTTTACAATTATAATCTAAATGTAATCAATACCGAAAATACAGAACGGGGATATATATTAAAAGAACTCAAATCACTTGATGCAAAAATGAAGCGTATCAAAGATGCGTATATAAACGAAATAGATACGCTGGAGGAATATAAGACAAATAAAGAACTCATCCTGAAAAGACGCACGGAGTTAAATGAAAAACTTGAAGCCGCCACTATCACCATTCACCCTGCATCAGTTCACAAAGATGTTGATTTTCAGGGATTGATTGATATTATAAAAGATGAAAATTCAAATGACACTAAGAAACATAATGCTTTACTGGAAGTCGTAGACCATTTTGTATGGGATAAAGAAACGCAGGAAATGACTGTGGTTTTGAATGGAAATATTTTGACAGCCAAGTAAAAATCCCCCGAAAGTTTTATACACTTTCGGGGGATTTTTTACTATTCTTTTAGACGGTATATCACTATTAAATATATATTCTGTAATAATTAATGCTGCCCAAACTTAAGAAGTCCCTCATTTGCAGTTATTATTTTTAAATCAGTACCATAATTCAGAAAATCACTGTCATGCGTAATTAAATAAGCATTTTCCCTTTTTGCTATCTCAGAAATGAGCGCATCATTAAAATCATAAGAAAATCCATATTTAAAAATATTATCATAATTCATAGTAGAAAATCCGTCATCTATAAAGCTAAAATTATCAATAATATCTGTGTTAATTATATCTAATATTCCTTCCATATGCTCACGATAATCATCAGTATTTCTATATTGTTTTTTGAAATCAAGATTTCTTCCATCACAATATGTAGCAAATCTAAAACGAATACATCGATTTATAAACTCAGAAATTTGTATGGATGACAAGAATATTTTTACACTTTTTTCTAATAATTTAACATACAATTTTTCATATTGATTAGTCTTCTTACTAAAGTTTATTGGATAAAAAATATTAATCAGTACATTTGTATCAAAAATCACTTTATCTTCTGCAACTGGTACATAAGAACTAATTAGTAATTTATTCTTATTTTTCATAATTATCGATCACTTCCTCAATAGCATTTTCAAACCTTCTTTTATCTGAATAATATGATTTTGCATTATCAATTACAATTTGAAATTTTCGCGTTGTCATATCAGGTCTGTTTATAATTTCTAACTTTTTCTGTAATTCATCACTACTAAATTTCTCATATAATTTTCCGATTGAAACATTTAAAAAAGGAGTAATAATACTTTCTATCTCACCAAAATCCAACACAACCTTTTTTCCTTCCTTTAATAAAGGTACAATTTCATCAAATACTATTGCTCCTTGTTCTCTTGTAAGTGCAGATGGGCTACCAATCAATTCTGCTACATTTAAAACTATATCCATTTCTATACCTCCTAAAAAAATATTATGTTTTCTTTTTTGCTATCAAGTAAGTAAATTGAATTATCTGATAAATTTATTGTTACAGTTACTATTGTTCCTGGAAATTTCTTGTTTAATACAGTAAATCTCTCATTTTTCCTATTTAAACTATAAAATTCATTATCTGATAATAAATCAAAACTGCCATTATTTGACCGCAAAAACTCTAAAATCACACCAAGACCTAAACCTCCTGGTGCACTATTTACTTTTGTTGAATTACCTAATTTAATTGCCCATTTTAAGCTATTTTCGTTAAATTCTTTTTCCGAATTTCTGAAATATTCTACAACATTTTCGTTAATAGTTTTTCCTATATCTACAATTGTAAATGTTAAATTTGCACTTCTAGGAAAATACTGTCCACATGCATAAACATTTTCACTATGTGCATGATCTATTACATTATTAAATATTTCTAAAAAATTATCAATAATCTCCGTTTTAAATGCCTCATCCATTATTGGTAGCTCTTTTCTTGAAAAAATATTTAATTGTAAATATTTTTCAAACTCAACCAACTGTTCTGTATTCGCTTTAAATACTTTATAGTCAACTGTACTATTGTATGTATCATCAATGTCTTCCCATGTAAAGTATCTATTAAAACCATTTTTTTGCATAATACGCTTAATTTTTGCATTTAAATTTAATAATGAAATTCTTTCTTTATTTTTTGCAATTTTATTATCAACACATGCTCCTAAAATCGAAAGTAGATTTGCTGATATAAATGAAACCTTTGTAAAATCTAACAATATGCGCTTACTTTCTTTTAAGTTAATAATATTATACAAATCAATAAAAGATTCATACGACTTAATATCATTTTGAATATTTCGTTCAAAAACAAAAATTTCATCAAACTCACTTATAATTTTTTTCCTATCCATATATAATTCCTCTATTTGTATTATATATTTTCACATTTTAACAATACAATAAAAACAAATTAACTTTTTCCTTATCACATTTACTAAAGCGGAATAACTGCTATACAAAAATACTTACTACTGATAATAGTTAATTATTATATTATAATAGTAATATTTCTGATAATGAATTTAATTGTAAAAATGAGACAGTAGTTGCAAAACATACAAAACTTAAGAAATATCACACAAAAAAGTAACGCCCCTGCTCTGACAAAGTAAGGCGTTACTTTTTATATAACACTTATCATTGCCGGCGGCTAGTCTGCACCTAGTGTTCGGCTCTCTTGTTAAATTCATTATATACAAATCTAAAAATAATTGCAACTATTAAATTAAAGATTCACATATAAAGTACTTAAGCATCAAAAAACATTCATGTCCTTGTCGGATTCCGACAAGTTTTATGTTATATTTACATATGCCAGACAATCTGATAAGATAATTTTTATTTAAATGCAATCCATATCTTCTCACAAGTCCTTATTTTCAAGCCTTTTCACAATATTACAGGTTCTCGACTACGGTGGTCTGTAGTCGAGGACTTATGATGCGAGGAAATGTCTTATATTATCCTTTATCGTATTGTATCATATTTACGCATATTGAAATCTATTTTTACATATGCTATAATGTCGTTAGACAAAGAGAAGCTATTGTTCCGTAGTGAACACAAACAAAACCCCCGATGCTGCCAACATCGGGGGTTTTTATTCCTATTTTGTTGCGGAAGGCTTAATACCACAGGCTAATTGCCAATCATTTATCACCATCTAACCATTTGATAATGTAATGAGAAATCACACTACCCATAACAGTGACAAAAAGAGATGCTATATACTCCGTAGTAAACACCTCCTTCCCTTGCCGGTATAGGAGATGGCAACGAACCTATTCTATCATATAAATTGACAATTTTCTACATTCAAACTCAATGCACCTTATTATAATTAAGAATCGCCTGCACTATAGCTTTTGCTACGGCATCTCTGTTCTTCTTGTAAAGTTTAGCATCGTCCGGATCCGATACAAAACACACCTCAATGAGCAAGGCAGGTTTTGCAGTCTTATTTAAAACCCACAATCCTGATGTTGTCTTTACACCACGGTTCTTAAAACCTACTTTTGAAAGCTGGTTGCATATTCTCTTTGACAAATCTCCTTTGATACCGGAGGTATCTCTCACCCAGACCTCAGTCCCCGTCGTTTTTCTATCAGTTACTTTCTGATGAGCTGCTGAGTTGAAATGAATTGAGATGTCAATATCTCTCGTCTTTGAATTGCACTTGGTACAAATCTTCCTGAGCACATCCGTCTGGCTTGTTCCGTTGTTCACTGTACAATTATATGCCTTGATACGATTCTTTTTAAAAAGTCTTATTACCTTTTTGGTAATAATTCTGTCCTCTCTGCTCTCGTCAATATAGTCAGATGCCCCACAAGCTATTTTACCCTGTGGGTTGTGTCCTCCGTGTACTGTTACTGCTTTTATTTTTGCCATATTATTTTTTCCTCACTTTCCATGTACTTTACATTCTTATTTATTCTATTCTTCACACTTTACTTCCGGAAGTCCTGCAACTGATGTCAGAATACTTACAACTCCGGCTACTACTGCGGAAGATGCTGCCAGTTTCCAATCAACATTTGCCACCGTGCTTCCAACTGCGATTACAGAAACTGCAGTCTGAGCCATTGTTTTAATCGCTCTGACTGTCGCAGATTTCACCCATTTCTGAGTATCAACACTTACCTTCAACACACAATTTTTAAACATAAATAAAAACCTCCTTATTTCTTTTCTAAATCTTCTATTCTGTGATTTGCTACTTTTATATCTTCCGAATTTAAAGCTACTGATTTTTCAAGCTCATAAACCCGGTCGATTACCTGGTTATGTACATCCTGCTTTTTCTCCAACTGCTCCAAGCGGTATGCTACAAGAGCCGTTGACCTCTTATTTGCAAAATATGCTCCGCTTGCTGTTCCAAACATTGAAATAACTGCTATTATTATTTCTATTGCGTATGCTGCCATTTGTGTCTCCTTTCCTGCCTTTAGGCATTAAAAAAGAAGCCTTTACGCTTCACTATGCTGTTCGATATATTTTTTTACTTTTTCTCTTAACTTCGCCGGAACTTCATCAATACGATTTAAATCGTATGCAATTCTCTCAGACCAAAATTTCGCCATTCTATCTCACCTCACTTTCAACTGTATATTCAAATATAGTTATTCACTATAAATAACCTCTGACATCTCGGCAATGGCATCATTCTGAGTAGTCTGCCATGCCTCGACTGCTGCAATTCTCACCTCGATATTGCTGAGCTGACGGATGTTAAATGACGATTCAAAAACACTCTTTTCCTCTGAATACAGATATGACACTGTTTCAAAAGTATAATTTTTGTACTCGCCTATGATTTCGCCAGTATCGTCTTTTATGTACCTAAATGCTGACAGATTTTCGTCAGTCAGTTTCTTGCGGAAGTTTTCAATATCTTCAGCAGAAGAAAAATCTGCTGTGATTTTTGTTGCTGTGCTGCTTTCGGTAACGGTAAGTTCTGTGTTGTCTTTTAATTTGATTTTCATAATGTTTTTATTCCTTTCTTTTCTTTGTATAAAAATAAGAGCTATGAAGCTCTTTTTAAATCATATAATTTTGTAAACACAATATTAATTTTAACTATGACACGCTAAACACAATGTACATATTTCAACTCCTGGAGTAACTGCTGAAGAATTAAGTATAATCGTACCGCCATCAGGATGATAATATCGTAAACTACATTCGTACAAGGTTTCAAATTCATCTTCTCCAAGAAAACTTGATTTAAGCCTCATTATTGTGTAAGCGTTAATCCCACGCAACCAAGTTATAATAATACATCCTCGTAAGTTTGGCAATGCTCCGCCAAAAAACTCCTCATGTCCTATCCAATTTCCTTCAGTTGTAGTTCCAGCATTTCTATATATCCTTTGTTCACCATTTGAGCCACTTGTCGCATGAACATTGGCATAATAATACTTAGGTAACTGTGTTCCTAATCTTTTATAAAATATTTTTCCAATGCTTTCAACCATAGTATCAAAGGAGGCGTCTGATGCCGTGCTAACTCCTTCGTTAGTGATGGCAGACGCAATAGCACTTTTCCCATCACTGACAGATTTTTTTAATTCTGTTATTTTTCCGTCAAGAGCTTCACCTTGTCTGGCATCTAGTGCATAACCCTCTTTTGTTGTAATAAGGTTGTTTGCAATGCCGTTTGGTATTCTGCCTTGTTCTTGCCACTGAGTTAAAATCCCATTCGCCACACCTGCCTGTTGGCTCGCACTGTTAATCGCAGCAGTTACTACTTTGTTCTGTACTGGATTTGTGCTTGTTGTCGATAACTCGCTGTCAACTTCTATAGCTTCTGCTATTTCTGTCTTTTTAGCATATGTATTTTGAATGTTGTTACCATCTTCATCTGCAACTGCTTTAGCCACTGCCAAGTTATCATTTAAGACGGCGACACCACCCGCAACACCTTTCTCAGCTTGAGTTATAAAATTACTGCCAACAATATCTTCTGCTTCTTTTGCAAATTTTTTTGCCTGCTCTGAATAGTATTTTGCATTGTCAATATCTTCATTATCTCTCGCCGATGTTTCTCCAACAGCATAAGATTTTGCAATGTTTGAATTATTTTCAACTTCAGATGCAAGTTGTTCTATCTCTTTCTGACAACTTGCTGCATATTCAGCCGCAGATGTTGCCGTACTTGAACTCTTCGATGTTGCCGCTGCTGCTTCCTGTGCTTCTGTTGCTCTATTGTCTGCTATATTAGCACTCTCCTTTGCAGCAGTCGCTGAACTTTCTGCCTCTTGTGCTTTCTCTGTTGTTTTTTGTGCCAATGTGCTAACATCTGCTGTTGTCTCCTTTGCATTATCAGCATACTTTTTTGCCTCTGCCACATAATCAGTCAAGGCACTCACATCATCCATCTGCCCTACAGCAGAATACGATGGATTTTGAGTAGCTTTAAGAATAAACGGAAATGTACTTATCACAGTGTTATTCTTTGTATTTGAAAATCTGATGCAAAGTTTTATATCTCCTGCTTCATCAGTTTCATTCTTTGTCATTTTGACACTGACAGTATTTCCGTTTGTGCTTGCATTTATCGTTACTGCTTTATGCTTAGCCGTTTCACCCTCGCAAACACACAAATCAAATTCAGCTTTATCAACAATAAATTTTTCCGTGTCATTCATTACCGTACAAACAATAGTCGGTGTATCTCCCTGCATACAAGATATTACAGGTATTGCATTTGCAGATTTTACATTCAATGTTACCGGTATGTTCATGAACTGCCCCCTTTCTAAAATTTATCTGATGATTTAACTCTGTGTTTTCTCATTATAACCATATTATTTTTCCTCCAATTTTGCTTTTATTGTCATAACTTCACACTGCAGTTTTAGAAGTTCAGACTGCAGTTGTCTGTTTCCCTCTATTTCCTGCTTCAAATCTCTTTTTAAACACTGACAATATTTCGTCAGAGGTGCGATAAATTCCTCATACCGCAATGCAGCATAGTCTTTTTTATCTTCATCAATTTGAACTGTTGCATATGCGGCAAAATCATCTACCGTACCCAAAACTTTCTCAGCAGTCATTTTAACTTCATCTGCTATAAATCCGCTGTGAGTTCTTTTGCCATCTATCATTGTGTATGTTGATGGTTTTAATCCGTCTATCAGATCATTGGCATATTGTTCATCTATTTCAGTTATATTTGTTTTTAATCGTCTGTCTGATGCCGTAAATGCTCCTGTGTTTGTTGTCACAACTCCATTTTCAGTGCCTACAGCAAACAAATACCCGCTGCTCATTTTTTTATCTTTAGCAAAAATTCCGGCAACTGAAAAATCACAATATCCCCTTGTCGTATCAGGAACAGCCTCGTCTAAAGCTCCGCTTTGGATTCCACATATAAGTTTACCCTGCATTATAGTTGCTTTATAAGGAAACCCATCCCAGCTATAATACCCAGTTCTGGAATGTGTTGAAATAAATGCTTCTCCGTCTGAATACATATATCCATTGCCAAACTGCCATCCACCAATTGAGCCATTTCCCGAACCGTCAAGTTTGAAGTTTGTGCTATTAACAACCAAACGATTTGAATTAAGTGCAATCTGCTCTGATGATTGATTTATCTCGCTACACACATCACCGACAGAAACCTTATTGCTTATTTGATTTTGTGCCCATGTTGTAGTGGCATAACTGCTCATCCCAGCTATCGTCTGATAGTTTCCAAGTGTGGCAACATCTGCTTTCAATGCAAGTTCTGACGCCTTTGCATAATTATTCATGCCATCTATTGTCTGATATGTCTCGGAAACCTTTGCATTTATCTCATCTGCTTTAAGATTTAATGCTGCACTTGTTACATAATCTCCCTGGATTACTCCGACAGTTTCCTTAATACCATCAATGTTCACATCTATTTGCGAAAATTTCTGCTGATTTTCCTCATTCTTTTCATAGAGTTCATACTTAAGGTTTGTGTTGCTCACTTCAAAGTTTGCCATTTGAACCCTGCCTTCTCTTTCTTCCTCATCAGCACTCAGACAAAATTCTGTCATTGCTCCGCCATATTCAAGTTTTATCGCATATATCTCTATTACTCCGTCGTCATCTGCCGGAGTAAATACCGGCTTTCCTTTTGTACTGTCATACACAAAATCGTATTTTACCCTTGTTGTTTCTGCATTATCAAATACATCTCCTGTTTCAAGAGCAGTCGGATAATATATCATTGCTCTGCCTTTTATGTAAGCTGACAATGTATAAGCCGTACCATCTAAAGGCATAAATGAATTATTTACACAAGAATATTTCTTCGACAAACTTATAATGTCACACTCATAATGCTTATGTTCCCTGTCCCATTGCACATTTCCACTATGAGCGTATTCTCCGACATATATCCATCCCTCCTGCATTTTCTGTGCATCGTAATACTGGTTAAATCCTATGTCGTCAAGAAGCTGCGACACAATCTTATTAAATGCGATATTAAGACTCTGTCCCGTAGGATCATAATTTATCGCACTTGATTTGATAGTCTCAGTTCCATTGTTTATCTCTCTTACCAAAGATGGAATATTTACCTTTTTGGCATTGATGTTTGCATCATCCGCCACCATCCTGTCATTGATAAGACCATCTCTTACGGCATTTTCAGTAATTCCACCCTCGCCCCAGAGCACATTTCCGTTTGCATCATAAATTATAATAGTATAATTGTTGTTTGCATCCTTACCTATCTGGACTCTCACTTTCTTTCCGTCAGAAATCTGCATGGTAGAGTCTTTCAGCACCATAGTCCCGTCTTTTGACTGTATCTGAACATTATCCGTATAGATTGTACCGGATGCTATCTTATCCGCAGTCAATGACTTGATAAGAGCACTCGTAATAACTCCGTCACTCATTCTTCCGACAACTGCATCTGAAAAATCCGTTGTGATAATCGTACTTCTGATATTGTTAATAAGTGCCGACTCAGACGTAAGATTTTTTATATTTCCAACTGCCGCCGAAATATTATCAGCCGTAATAGTCTGTGCAATAATATTCTTTATGATTGCATCATTAGCCGTAAGACTGTCAATCTCTGCTACCTTTGCCTTAAGATTGTCAGTAGTTATGTTGACTGCTACCAGGTCATTTATCCATGCCTGCTGTGCGGCAAGCTGCTTTGTCACAATAATGTTGTTGGTATTACTCTGGTCAGCCAAAAGGCTCAATTTTTCCCCTGTCACTGCACCTGCTATAGAACCCGATGCCGTAGCCGCCGTGCTGCCTACGCTAAAACTGTCATTTGCGGGACTATCAAGGCTTATCGTCTGTTTGTTTACTCTAAGCATCACACCATCAATTCCAAGCATTTTGGCATTAACTTTGTACCAATTCCCTACCTGTATTCTCTCTTTATTACCATTAAGATTATGTGGGTCTATGGCTGATATCGTATAACTGCTATACGGCACAGAATATATATCAATATACTTTTGTGCCTCCTTCAAAAGTTCAGTCGGATCATTAATATCTTCATACAAAACAGTACGCTGTATAACACCATACACATCTTCATTTTTTGAAAGATATTTATTTCCTCCATTTACTCCGGCTATAGAAACCCTTTCAAGATTATCCTCATCGGTATAAATCTTTTGACCTAACGGAAGTATTCTCGTACAAAGTGTACTCATGTCCTGTTCACATGAATAGGACAAAAGATTATATCCAATCTCTATTACACTGTCCCCACATATTTTTCCAATCTTTTTTGACACTGTCAGCTTATCGAATAATGCTTTTCCCTCGACTAAGTCCATTTTATAAGATACCGATATTTCCCAGCCATACTTTGAAATCAATGCTGACAACTCATCAAATGTCGTTCCTCCGGATGTTGACAGCTCCGCTTTTTGCGTATCTGTGACAGTGGCATCAAATTCAATTACAAATTGATGTTCAGGTACATTACTGTTGTGCCTGTCTATAAGTTCCTTTGCAAGCTCGACAGGTGACATATCAAACGCTTCTATCTCTGTACTGCTGTCCTGAAGATATGCAAGATACCCCTCACATGTCACCTGTTTGTATATAGCTCCCGTGTTGTCCATCAAAGGAACGGCTTTAAGAACCCTGCCTAAAAATTCTATTTCCGGCGTATCAACACACCATATTTTAGTAAGGCAAGGGGAAAGCATATCATATCCCGGATTATCCGGATAAATGTCAAAAGACAAAGAATCCGCACAATTTAATTCCCTGGATATACTTCCAGACAATTTTCTTTCCATATGATCCGGCTGCATATCAAAAATAATTTCCTGCTTAGGCTTTCCATCTTCAATGTTTTCAATCCTAATAGTTCTCATATAGTATTTTTCACACCCTCTTTCGATGAATACATATACGGATCTGCTTTAAATGTAACTGTTATAATACAGGTCTTTCTGGTTGAGGCAGATGCATCAAAAGAACTTATTTTCGCCAAAAAATAATAATCAGGCATTGCACTGTCGATAAATTTTTTTCTTGCCGCAGGTGGATACAGCCAATCCGCTATATCATGTTTAATCCTCTCCACCTCTGCCCTGTCTGAACACTTTTTCCACATTTTCACGGTAAGCGTTCTGTCTTCATAAACTTTCATCCCGTTAAGATCATACGCATCTATTACTGAATCACGATACGGTACCGTTATCTCACTTGTTCTAACCGTCGGATAGCCAATATCTATGCTTTCTACTGTCATTCCTTTACTTGATACCCTTATATCATTAAATGAAAAATCACGCATTTGCTATCCCCCTTCTTGTAAGGCTTACCTTTGCACCCTGTAACATATCCACAGTATTCAATGCAGCCTTTCCAACTACATTTCCATCCATCTGAATCGTAAGATTTAACTGACTTGATTTCTGTAATCCTGATGTGGCTTTACCATTTACCTGAGGTACTGTTGTTGGAAGATTTCCGGTAATAATATCTGCAAGTCCCTGTGTTTCTCTTTGCAATCCCTGTGCAAATCCAAGACCTGTGTATGCTCCAAGTTCAGCCATCACTCTTGACGGTGAATGTATTCCAAGATTTTTCTTAACCTGCTTCACCGTCTGCCCTGTCAGTTTCGCTATAGCCTTATACACATCATTACTTCCCTTTTCGATACCATTTGCAAAACCTTTTGCCACATTCGCACCGATTGATTTCATTTCTTTTTGATATGTTTTTTTGAGTTTGGCTATCTTTGTCTTATATGTTTTTTCAAGTTCTTTCATTTTCTTATCTGTAGATTTTTTTAAATCTTTATTCTGCGTTACAGCTTCCATCTTTGCTACAGCATTTTTTTGACTGTATAACTGCTTGTACTCCGCCCACTGTTCATTATTCATCTTTGTAAGCGTTTCGACATCACCGGCAGAATTCACTCCAAGACCCTCGATTTCTTTCATCATCTCGTCAGATGCTCCTCTGTCACGAAGAACCTGCAGGTTTGTACGCCATTTTTGAAGTGCATCAACCTGACGCTGTAAATTCACTACAAGACCATTCTCGTCATCCGTTTTTGTCAGACTTACATCACTGAAAATGCTTAAACTTGATGCAATCGACTCTTTAGTTGACTTCACGGATTCATTATATGTTTTTTTAAGTTCTTCCAACTCTGATCTAAGAGTTGACATATACTCCTTGTAACTTTTCTTATAATTACTCAAATATTCCTTTTTACTGTTAATAAGATTATTTCTTGCCTCATAATACTGTTTTAAAGCATCTGTATGTGCAGATGTTCCTTTTTTCGTTGCTTTAACAACCTTATCCCAGTATGTTTTAACAGTCTTTTCGTTGTAACCATGTCCATTTGTCTTCAAGTCTCTCATTTCTATCTTGTTCTGAAGCTTTGTAACAAGAGCCTGTTGTTTCTCTGCCGTTGCTTTTTTCTGTGCTTCCAGTTTTTTCTGACGCTCTTTCTGCTCTTTTTCCAGCTTTTTTTGATATGCTGCTCTCTGCTTTTTAAGGCTTTTTCTTTGCTTTTCTCCATCGTTTGTAACTTTGTTTCTTGCAGCATAATATTTTTGCAATGCCTTCGTATGTGCAGTTGTTCCGGCATATGTAGCATTAACGACAGCTTTCCACCATTTTGCAATCATGGCATTACTATATCCTTTGCCGTTAGTTTTCAGATCCTTATTTTTAATCTTGTCAGACAATTCTTTAACAAGAATATTTCCAAGCTGTTCAGCAGACTTTCCAACATTTTTTGAACTTGATTCGATACCCTGTATCAGACCGTCAACCGTATATTCACCTGACTTTTTAAAAACTCTTGATGGTGAATGGATATCAAGTTTCTTTTTAAAAGCCTTGTCTGCAGCGTTACCTAAGTCCTCATAAGCCTTAACTACCTCAGGTTTCTTCTTTTCAACTCCGGCAAGCAGACCATCAACACTGTTTACACCTGCCGCTTTCATGAGTTTTGATATTTTAGCATCAGATTTCTGAATTGCATCCAATGAACTCTGGCCGCCTTTCTCAAAACTCTTTTTCATCCCTGCAGAAATATTTATTCCGACCTTGTCAAGTTTTTTTTGCATACTGTCAGCACGCTTCTGAATCTGTTTGCTTATGGCTTCATATGCAACTGTCGGGTCAGCAGAGCTGCCATTTATCCCTTTGGTTATTTCCTCCGGAATATATGCACCCTGTTTTCTTGCATTAGTAGCAAGAATCATCAATTTTTTATTTATTGCCGTATTTAATGTATCAAGTGCAGTCTGAGGCGATTTACTTCCATCCTTTAATCCTGCCGCAAGACCTTTAGGTATCTTTGTACCTGTCTTTTTTGCAATACTTACAGAATTACTGAAAGCTCTCTTTGTGGCATCATCAACCTTGCTGCCCGACTTTCCCATCTGAACAACGGCAGTATCAAAAGCTTTTCCAAGATTTTTATACTGTCTTGCGGCTTTCTTTGCGGCATTGGCTGAGTTATTTGTTTTTTTCTTTTGGTCGTCTGTTGCTTTGCTATACTTTTCAATATATTTCTGTGCCTTATCTACATTAGAATTACAATCTTTAATTATTTTTTCCTGCTCTTTAATAGTTTTATTTAATTCAGAGGAAGTCTTTTTGTGTCTTTCCTTTTCTTCTGCGTATTTACTTAATGCCTGCTGTGCTTTCTGATATGTTTCACTATAATTTTCATTATAATTCATATTTCCAGCATTAGCTTTATACTCTTTTTCTAATGCCTTTTGTGCTGACTCTGCTTTTTTCTCTGCATCTGCTAATCTTTTTTTGGAATCTGCTCGTTTCTGCGTAGCCTCCGCAAGTGCCATTTCAGCCTCATACTGCTGTTTATATTGTTCCTTTATATCAGCCTCAGCAGCTTGTGTCATATAAAGTTTTTTATAATTGGAAATTTTATCTGTTATCTGCTTATTAGATAACTTAAGTTTTCCGTTTTCTTCATCATAAGCATTTGCAAGTTCTGGTATTTGCTGAGATAATGAATTTACTATTGCTTTCATCTCAGATTTTTGAGCAGTGTTCTTATGTTCAATGTTATTAAGTTCTTTCAGTCTTTCTGCCTGCTTATCTACTGCCGCTACTTCTGACTCAGCAGACGAAAAACTGTCTTTTGCTGCCTGCACACTTTCCTTTATAGCCTTTGTCTTCTCATTCAGCTTATCAATTTCTTTCTGATCTGCCTGAGCCGCTTTTTCAGTTTCACTTGTAGACCTTTTAGTCTGCATGGCAAATGTAACTATCCCAGCAGTAAGTGTAGCAAGTGCTGTTGCCGCCAGTAAAATAGGATTAGCCATAAGTGCTGCACCAAAAGCTGTAATTAGTGGAGTTACGGTCTTTACCACTGTTACACCCACAAATGCTGTTGTTAATGCCCCTAACGATGCCGTAAGTGAAACCACCGCCTTTACTACATCAGGATTTTTCTTAATAAACTCCATAGCCCATGAGATTGCTTTCTGTCCATGCTGGTACATTCCGTCAAGAGACTCATTAAGCTGTGTTCCGATAGCAATCTTTAAGTTCTCAATGCCGTTTAACATCTTCTGTTTAGCTGTCTCTGATGTATCAGTCATCTTTTTATAAGCCTCATCAGCCGCACCGGTACTATTCGTCACCTTTTTCAGAGTATTGTTGTAATCCTCTGTTCCTGTCTTTAAAAGAACTGTTGCCGCTGTCGCAGCTTCCTGACGGCTGAAAAGATTTGAAAATGCTGTTGCATCACCGCCTACGCTGTCGCTTAATATCTGAATAACATCACCAAGCGATTTTCCCTCTGCCATCAACTCTGTAAATGATTTTCCTGTCTCTGTCTGCAAAGTCGCCGCCGTTTTTGAACCCTGTTTTGATAGTTCTTTCATAAGAGACTTAATATAAGTCGTAGACTCGCTTGTTTCAATACCTCTTTTAGTAAGCTGTATATATGCCGTTCCCAAATCCTGTAACGAAACACCATAATTAGCCGCATTGGTAGCAACCTTACCAATACTTGACGCAAGTTCATTAACCGATGTTTTACCTAAGTTCTGTACTGTCAGGAACACATCCGATACCTCAGACGCATCTTTAACCTTATTTCCATAAGAATTAAGAACCGTTGTAAGACCATCAATCGCCGTTGTACTGTCTGTAAATCCACCTTTTGCAAGTTTAGTGGCTTCACCTACTGTTTCCACCGCCTTTGATGTATCAACACTCGCTGATATAGCCTGATATGTTGACTCAGCTATATCCGTTACCGCCGTTCCTGTCTTTGTAGACAGGTCAAGCATCTCCTTGTTAAGTGTCCCCATTGATTTTTTCGATGTATCAGCAATGGTACTAACCTTTGCTGATGCACTTTCAAACTTCTCAGCACTCTCAGAACACTCATACAAAGTTTTTGCTATATCCTCGACCTTTTCTTTTACTCCTGATGCAACTATCTGGTCTGCAAGATTATTAAAAGCCTGTCTGTTACTTTCTCCAAGCTGTTCAACATTAACTCTTACTTCCCTGACTGATTTTCCATACTGGTCTATTGATGTTGCACAACCATTTGCCGAGTTTTTAGCCTCTTTCATATACTTATCATTTGTATTCAAGGCTCTGCTTGCTCTTATAGTCTGTGCTTCCGCAGTATTTAATTTATTTTTCCAATTTTCCACTCTGCTGCCGGCGGCTTCATAATTTCTCTCGCCTTTTTTTATTGCCTCTGCAAGTTCATCAATGGTTTTCTGCTGTTTATCAAGTTCCGCATCCGTGGCTGTTCCGGATTTCTTCATTTTATCCATTTCAGCCTGTGCGTTTTTATATTCTGCCCTTAACTTTTCAAGACCGTCTGCAACTTTTTTCTGTGACTCAGCACTATGCACATAACCGGCTTTTGTTGCATCGAGTTTACTTCTCTGTCCCTGAAGCACCTGAGAAAGAGCTTTATGCTTTGCCTGAAGTGCTTCAAGGCTGTTCGCATTCTCGGCATACTTCTCTTTAACAAGACTAAGCTCTGATTTCATTGACGAAAGCTGTTTATTACAAGCTGTAACCGCTGCTTTAAACTCTTTCTCACCCTCAAGCACTATTGATGCACCAATTTTATTTTTATTCGCCATCTTATCACTCCGCTTCTAAAAGTTAATGATTTCTTCTCTTTCCTCTGCACTGGTTATCATCCTCTCATAGGTATTTGCTGAACCTCCTGCAAACATATTGCAGATTGAAGATGCAAGCATACTCATTTCAAGGTCGAATACATTCTTGTATTCGTAGTACAGATCATAAAATTCCCCGATTGACAAAAAATTACACTCTGTCTCTGAGCATCCAAGTTTTGTCTTTGCAATCAACTTATACCAGACGAAATTTATTCTCCCTCCGTCTGGCTCTCCGAGTTTTTTTCATCGTTCTCATTTTCCGGAAACATTGAGCCTGCATATGTAGTAAAAATTTCTGTTGCAAGCTTTGCCGGATTAGAAACTGCATACACAATCTTTTTGTCAGGAGCTTTCTTACCTGTAGCCTCTGCACCTTCCTCAAGGAAAAGCATTGTAGTATCAAGCAATGCCTGATAATCAATTTCATCCAGATAATTTTCACTTTTCTCAGTATCATCACTCCGTGAAAATATCTTATTTTCAAACTCTTTTAGACTTCCATACTTTTTCTGAAGCTGTGCAAGTGCTCTTATTCCGCAACAAGCCGGATAAGTCTTCCCATCAATGCTCAGATTAAATATCCTCATAACCTCACCATCCTTTCACATCAAAATATGCCGCACTGCCCGGCAATGCAGCATACAACTTTTCAAAAAATAACAAAACTACTCCGCTGTCGGTGTAAATAATGCTTTAAGAGCAGCTACGGCATCTGCCTCCGACTCAACAACAGCCGTTCTTCTGTAAAGCCCTGTCTGCTCATCAGGGTAAATAGTACCTACAACAGATGGTGTTGTATATTCCAACTTTTCCTCTTTAGTCTTTGCATCAACAGAATACGGTGCAAATTTAACTTTCGGATAAAAAACAACTTTATACTTTCCACCATTTTTCTTGCTTATATAGCCAAATCCTACCGCTATAGGCTCATCATTGCTTGTAGCATCATATACATCAACTGTTTTCGACTCTCCGCCGCTTAATGCAATGCTGTTTTTCTTCTGTCCAAGAAGCGGACCAAATATAGCAGGATCATCATCATCAATACCAAGCGTTATATCACCGCCTGTTACTGAGCTGTCGCTGTCCTGCAATACATCGTCAGCATAAAGTTTCGCATCGTTCGAGTTCAAGTTTTCCTTGAACTCAATCGCTCCCGCAAGTTTGGATGGTGCTTTGTACTTACCATCCTTTAACTCACCATGTAAAAATGCTTTTAAACCTACCTGTGCCATTTAAACCTCGCTTTCCGCTATGTTTGTCTCATAGCATATGTGTCTTTTTTTAACATCTCTCTCAACAGTATTTAAGGCAACTTTTGGATAAGAAAAACCGCTTAAAAATAAAGCGGTTTTAATAGCCTTTTGCATATTGAGATAATTTTTATTTAAAGGTACAAAAAGATGTACCTGAAAATACATTTCATTCACAGCCGGGTTATCATCTGCAAATCCGCCCGGCTTTTCTGCTGCCACATTGTAAACAATGTATGTGTCTGCATTTCCGTCATAAACATCCATAGCAACCTCTGTGCATACGGATTTCAAGGCAGTTTTCAAATCACCAAGAACACTCATCTTATCCCCCTGTTAAAAACTTCCTGCATTTTCTCTAAAACCTTGTCCTCACTGCTATTCACAGCAGACTGCATAAAAGGTCTTGCCGGCTGATGACTGTTGCCGTATTCAAGTGCAAGTGCTTTCTGATAATTTCTGAACGGTTCAACTTTTCCGTTTTCACGGGTGTAAGTAGATTTTGTTGAAGCCCCCTCCGCTGTCAGATAGCCGATGTATGCACCATTTACAGTTTTCTTTGCTTTCTTACATTTGATAGAACTTATAAGTTCACCTGTATCCCGGTGTGGCTGCAACTCACTTTTGACCGAACTCTCATAAATCGGCAATGCCTCATCTATCATCTTTGGAGCTGTCTCATCAAATATATTTAAAACATCGTCAAACATATTATCCGGAAAATCAAAATCAAATACCGCCATCATTCCACCTCACTGCATGACAATTCAATGTAATACTCATCTGTACGGTATGTCCTTTCTACCTTGTACAATTTTTCATCGTATTTCACATTATTTTGTCCTGAATAATCATCAAAAGCTACTTTAAAGACCTGCACGACCTTTTTATTATTTCTCAAAGCATTATAAAACTCGCTCTGTCTTACCGACTTGACAGCACAAAAAACTTCCAGTTCCTCTCCGGGTACTTCCACCTCAAAGCCATCCTCATCTTCTTTCTTTTCCCCTTCACTTATAAGAAAAAGAATATCATTCAGTGCTTCCATTTGTGTATTCACCCCCAAGCGAAAGAAAATCACGAAGTCCTTCAAATGCTTTCTCAAATCGTTCAGCCTGATTATCAAAGTTAAACTGCCACTTACAATACAATTCGCAAGCCTTAAATATAAGCATATCCTGTGTATCAGCACACGCTTTTTCTTCTGATATGCCTACTCCTCTGAGCAGAAGCAGACATATCTCAATATTGCTTTCAATCTCATCATCAAGGGAACTGTGCTTTATTCTCAGGCTCTTTTTGATTTTCTCTCCAAAATCCGTCAAATATTACACCCCCTTGACTGCTTTTTCCTGGGCTTCAAGAAAACTCTCTATAATAAGACTTTTCACATTACCGCTAACACTATAGCCCTGTTCATCAGCAAGAGCCTTGATGTCCGATATAGTCATCTCCTCAAGCTCCTGCTCTGTATATGTTGAAATTGTGTTAGGGACTATAAGTTTTTTTGAATGACCTCAACAAGCGAATTGTTGTCAACGACCTTTCCATCTGCCATCATAATAGCCTTTGTCACCTGGTCGTCTGTTTCATGATCTTCATAACGCTTAACCGTTACATTAAGATTAGTATTAAGTATATAGTCCTCCATACGGAACATAAAAGCTACTACCGTATCTGCTGAAACAGTTGAAGAAAAATCTGACATATACTCAGATGACACAAAGTTTACAGGTCTGCCAAGTATTCTGTACTCAGGCTTTCCGGAAACTCCGGCATTAACACGGGCAATAGGCTGGCCGCTTGTATCTGTCATAGCTGCAATCTGGTTAAAGTATGTACTCTTTGTCATATACCATTCAGCAGACTCATAAGCAGCCGGAAGTTTTCCCTCTGCATCACATAAGTTTTTAAATGTAATATCCTTGCCCTTTGCAATTTCAACTTTCTGACCCTCTACTACTTCAACGGCATCTGACAAAATACCCTCAGGCTGATTTGCAGATGCACCCTCTCCTGCAATAATAGCCTTTTCTAATGCCTTAACCATTGCCTCTGCGATATTGCTTGTAAGAGTTCTCTCAAACACATCAAGCGTTACTGTATCAACAGCAATCGAAACCGCAACAACACACTTTAACTTGAAATAACTGAAAGTGATAGAGCCAAGTGTTTTCTTCTGCTTATCTGTCTTTCCTCTTTCAGTAGTCCATGTTGCAACAGGTTTCGCAGCCGAAGTAGGGACTGTCGCACCACCTTTGTAAAAGGTTCTTGTAACCTTGTTAAGTATGTCACCTGTCTTTTCCATTTTCTCAACAATTTTATTAAGAATTGTATTCGGAATAACCGCACCCGTATCTGATGTTGTTGTAACTTCATCACTATTCGTAAAATTTGCCGCCATCTTCTCACCATGCAGCACATAGTTCATAAAGGCAGAACGATATTCGATACTGTTTGTAGGATCTTCTTTTACAATATCACCCACAGAAGCCACAATTCCATCTTTAGCACCTGCATGAGACGCATTACTGAGTACATTTGGCACTTTAACAGCACCTTTCATAGATTCAACATTAGCTTTCGCCTCTGTGTACTGAGTATATTCATCGTCAAGAGTTTCAACATCCTCCAGCTTTGCCTTATACTCGTCCATCTTGCCATCATCAAGAAGCTGTGTGGCTTCATCAAGCATCTGATTACGATAATCAACATAATCCTGTCTGCTTTTAAAATTTTTGATTACATTCATAAATTTCATGTTCAAATTTCCCCTTTCATTCTTAAAATTTTGATTTTTTCCTTGGCAACAAAAAAAGCCTCACTCGATTTATCAGCAAGACTTCCTGTTTCTGACCCTTTGATAAGATTCCTTATCTTCGCCTTTGTTTCATCCGGTATGATTCCACCAAATGCGTTATTTATGCTAAACGGCATATTGCCGTTTCTGCCTGTTTCTATCAGTTCATCAACAAAACCATATTTCATAGCCGTTTTTACATCAAACCATGACTCTCTATCCATCAGGTCAAGCAGTTCTTTTTCACTCCTGCCTGTTTTCTGCTGATAAATAGCTGATATTGCTCTATTTGCCGTCTGTAATATCTGCGACTGTTTATCCATATCGTGATAATCGCCTCTTGCACCGCTTGAAACATTATGAATCATATACATGGCGGTTGGAAACGCTCTCACATGACCTGTTGCACACGCCACGATACTTGCCGCACTACAGCAGGACCCGCTTATATCTGCCTGAATATTACCCTTATATTGACTGATACTATAAGACATATCCGAGCCTGCAAACACATCACCGCCACCGCTGTTAATAACGATAGTTACATCATCACCATTTGCATCCTCAAGCTGTTTATCAATATCTTTCGGACAAAAAGCATCATAACCAAACCAGTCGTATATCCACTTATCATCATTGTTTACAATAGTTCCTTTTGCATCAATCTTCACCATCACTTCCACCTCCCTCTTTCAGCTTTCCGGTATCTTTTCTGAGCAGTGCAACATCTCCACCCGGAACAGGTGCAAGATTAAGGTACTGTCTGACCTCATTTATAGTCATTATTCCTCTGTCAACAAATGAAGTAAGTTGCAGCTTTGTGCTCATACTTGCAAAAGTAAGATTGCTGCTTTCAAATATGATTTTATTACCACAATTTCTCTGCTTTCTTGAAAACAGTTTTCTTGTATATTCATTTGCCATCTGGCATATGATAGGCTCTATCGCAGCCTCATAGTATGAAATCCACTCGTCCTCGTCATAATTTGAATGAACAATCTTGTCATTTGTGTTAAAAAAACCATACACTCTTTGTATGGTTCTGTCCGTCTGTGCCGCATTGGGTACATAATCATTAGGTTTTATCTGCTGTGCCTCCGCTTTAGAATCAACTGCTGCCACTCCAAACGATTTTGAAGCAGTATTTAAATAATTCTCAGCAAATTGCCTTGCCTGCTCCTGTGTATCTTCAGGTCTTAACGATGTGGAACTAAATTTGAGCAGCCACCTTATCACAGCACCATTTTTAACAGCCTTGATAATTCCCTGGTCCGATGTAGTCACAACATTCATAAGTTCCACTAGTGCTTTTCCCGGCGGTTCACCAAAAATATCGTTATCGCAATAATCTTCACGCAAATGAATAATATCCGTGTACGGTATTTCCATCCACTTGCCATTTTGAAAATAAAATTTAAGATAAAGCACCTGATTATAATATTTTGCATCAACAGATGCAGCCGGTATCGGATATAAGCCACAGGGCAGACCAAAATCATCCCTTATTATCAAAATAAAAGCATTATGATTAAGAGCAAGCT